ATGATTGTATAAACTCTATACATCACTTGTATAAACTCTATACATCACTTGTATAAACTCTATACACACTTGTATAAACTCTATACAGCATTTGTATAAACTCTATACATCACTTGTATAAAATCTATACACATTTGTATAAACTCTATACATCACTTGTATAAACTCTATCCTTATTGCAAGTAAGTTGCACTAAGCTTATATAGTTTTAAATTTGTATTTCTTTTTTTCGTTTATTTTTGCATTTAGTTTATTTAATTTTTCCCTTTAGCAAAAGCTATGCCAATTTTAAACATTGTATAAAATTTATACAGCTAAAATAGTAAATTGTATAAAATCTATACAGCAGGTGTATAAAATCTATACACATTGTATAAAATCTATACACATTTTTAAGATTTTAAAATTGGCACGCAAGCTGCAAATATAGTTTTATCAGTAATTTGCTGGTATAACCTATAAATAATAAAATAATATGAATAACACAGAAAACCAAATCGACATTGTTAACGCCTTAGAAATTATCTTTGCAGAGCATGGTGATAAATTAAGTTAAGTTAACAATAACCTTCAAGCCCTGTCACGCAAGTGACGGGGTTTTTAGGTGTAAAAATGAAACCAATTATTAAATTCTCACCAATAGAAATATATAAATACATGAACGACGATTATTATGACGAACACATAAAAGTTACGAATACGGGCTTTTGTCCTGATGGCTCACCTTATCCTATGAACAAACTTAAGTGTACTTTGTGCGGTACTGAATGGCTGGATGATGAAGATCCGTGTGAATGTACACTTGACAACGATAACAATGAATGATTTAAACGACCGAATACATATGAAACAACTAATAAAATTACTAAATAACCACAAAACACGAGCAGCTTGGTCTAAAGGTGTTAAAGCATTTGCCTTTGACTTATTAGAGAACCTTGAAAGTAGGGACATAACAAAGGATAACCTATTAAACGGAGCAACCGATTGGTCGCAATATTCTTATGGTGGATGTGCCTTTATATATGACCAAGACATTGCCGAACATCTTTGCACACCTAGTGAGTTGAAATCTCGAAAAGGTGGAGACTGGCAACCGAGTAGGAATGAGACTTGGTTAGATGTTCAAGCTAGGGCATTAGGACAAGCTTGTTCTTTAATCCTTCGATTGAATAGAAAGGTAAAGTAATATGAAAAACTTTGATTCAGCTATTGAAAGAATAAACAAAGTAAAAGACTTTGACTCATTAAGTGAGTTAGAGAAAAGCTTTGAAAGATTGTATAAGTATGGATTTCTAACTGAAAAGGAATTATTAGAATTAGATCACAAGCTTTTACACAAATCCAATGTATTAAACGGATACAGAAACCTTATAAAATAACCGATAAAATACCAATACCACATGAAAAATAACCAAGAAAATACAGACATACAAGATATGTTTGACTCATTAAAACCAAGCAAAAAGGAGCAAGCCATTGTTTGGCTATTGTCACCAGTAATTGTACTTGCAAGTTGGGCAATCTTAATCTTTATATGTAGCCTTTAAATGAGCGTAACCGAATACATAGAAGAAACAGCTTTTGTTTACCGCATCAAATCGGATTACAAAGAAGTCTACATCGAATGGCATATGAAAGACTTACCTCACCTGTTTACTGGACGAGCTAGTAGCCATGAGGAAAAGATTGAACAATACAAATCAGTATTAAAAGAAATAAAGAAAATGAGTAGCTCTGCTACGAATCAACAAAGTTGACACTTAATAATAGAAAGAAATAACATGAAACACATAGTAATTACAAACACCATATCGCAAGGATATATACCAGCTTACAGGAACGAAGACGGCACGCCTGTAATATTTGCAGATGAATCAACAGCTACGGCAGAAATAACGGACGCTATGCACGCTTACAACCAAGCACGCTTAAACGAAGGTGAATACGAAGATTTAATGTGTGAACCTGAAGACTGGGCGGTTAGCGTTGACGAAGCCAAAGAATACGGAATCAAACTATAAAACCAAAACATGAAGATAAGAAAAAAACACAGAAAACCTTTAAAGAATTATCAACTCTTTGCGAATCACACCTTACCTAGTGGCATTGTTAAACAACGAGCGATAAGCGAGGTAGAAGCACGCAGTGCGGAGGAAGCCAGTAAGACAGGTTTTACCCTTGCAAAGATGTTAGGTATGAAATTTACTCACGCAAAGGAGGCAACGCAATGAGCTTAGAGATGCTGTTAATGTTTGCACTTATTGTCTTGATCTCGCTTGGTTTTCTATATAGTGAACCATGAATTACAGCACGATAGAAGGATGCATTAGACAATCAACTAACCAACCAATGAGGACCGAGATAACACCTAAAGATTTTAAATACATTAACCAACCAATAAAAAATATGAAAATAACTACACTACATTTAACCGACTATTCCTACGATCACTTTGAAACTTTTGATGGATGGTTAGAGGATACTGACCTTTTAAATTATATTCAAAAATGGTGTGAAGATAACCAAGTAGATTACAATGATGAAGATAATGCATGGACTAAGTCTATAAAACAAACTGAAACTAGGAACGATTTATTATGATAGAAGAAACCATGCACTATATAATGACCGAGCACTTTAAAGGTGTGCTTGATCCCGAACATAAATATTTTAACCTTTACCTGTCCTTACAGAAACTATTGGAGGAGTATAACAATGGAGAATAAATACTGGTTACTTGAACCTTCAGACAGCTTTCTTGATATAAACCAAGATGACATTGATGAGATGAGGTGGAAAGCTGGTCTTGAACTTGAACCTGATTGTATGACCTTAGCTAAAGCCAAAAAGGAACAAGATATTTTAGATAGCTTAGAAGAAAAAGAAAATGACAACTAAACTTAAATTTACTGAAGCAGAAAGTTTTACCTTGTTAAGTGAACACTTCCCAGACCTTCAAAAGAACGGAGCTAGGAAACAACTTAAAGAAGCTTACGACTGGGTTGAAGGTTATGGAGAGACATACGATTGGGAAGATGATAGATGTAAAAGTGATGTGATTCCTCCTTTAATACCTGATGCTACTCGTCTTATCAAACTTGAAGGAGGTGAAGATGAGCGTGATTTTATCTTTCAGTTTTGGGAGATAGAAAATAACTTCCCAGTAGATGAACTTAAACTAAAGCGATTAGAGAAGTGGTTATTCTATGAGCTTGATCCATTTGATGTTGGAGTGTTTGAACTTTGGCGTTGTGATAAATGGGGAGGTGGACACAGACGCTTATTTAGTAACATCGATTGGTATCTTTATAAAGGATACGAGAGTTACGAAGAGTTTAACACAAAGTTTAAACCGATATGAGTAGCCTAGAAGATTTCGATTGCAACGATGTTATAAGTAGATCATTCGCTTTAGAAGTAGCGGAAGGATTTGAAAAGTTCTGGAGTAACAATCAATTAGGTTACAATAAATACGGGGAGATCATCCGAACAAAAGAAGTACGCGTCCGTCCTAAAGCTTTTCACGACTTTCATTTTGGAAGGAAGGAAGCGATTGACAAGATAAATTTATACAACGAAAAGAAACAATAATGAAAGCTTTAATGATTCAATGGGGTAAGGCTCGCTATAGAAAAGCCCAAGAGATATATAAGAAACAAGGATATAATTCAGAATTACCTGCCTATAAAAAATTAGGAAGGGAAGTACATGTACCTATTGAACAAGCAATACATAAATTCTTTGAAGATAACCTTAGACCTAACTCACCAGTACCTGTTTGGTTACCTTTTATATGGGACTTAGAACCTGATGTGGTAGCGTTTTTAGGAGTGAAGGTATTGTTTGATATCCTACCTAAAGAACCTTACATATCCGAAGCTTCTTTTCATGTAGCTAAAGCATTGGAAGATGAAGTACGCGTCCGTTACTTTAAAGAACATGTAACAAAGAGTGATTGGTTGTTATTAAAGCACGATCAAAAGGATGTACTTACAAGGAATAGATTTGTTAATAAATTCTGGGATAAAGAAAGGAAGTATCACAAACAAGGAAGGTATCAAAGGTTTGAACTTTGGAGTAAGCGTAACAAGATCATGCTTGGTTCTTGGTTGATTGAATTGATACGGATGCAAACTAATTTATTCCATGTCAAAGTTAAAAGTTCAAATGGCAGTACAAAACGAAAAGCTTTAGCACCTAACAAAGACCTGTACGCTTGGGTGGATAAGTACGATAAGAATTGTGAGGTTATCCGTCCGTTCTATTTAGCTACACCTGAACCACCTATTGATTGGGTATCTAACTACGGAGGTGGATATAATAGTGAAGGACTTCCTACCTTGCCTATCATGAAGATCAAGAACAACGATGGTATAAAACATCGTGACTTGTCTGTAGCTTATGAACCTCTTAACCGATTGCAACGAGTAGCTTGGAAGATCAATCCTAAGATGTTGAACCTTATGAACTGGGCGTGGTCCAGGGACTTGACTATCGGAGCGATGGAGAAGAGTGAGTTGTTAGAACCTCTTGATGTTATACCTGACTTAGCAGACAGAGACCCAGAAGGATTCACTGAATGGAAGCGTAAGCAAAGAGCAATCTATGAGTTCAACTTACGGAGTAACGGACAACGAATGCGTTGTTTAAAGATACTTAACATAGCAAAACGCTACGCTGACATGGATAAATTCTACTTTCCTTATCAAATGGATTATCGAGGACGAGTGTATTCAATACCTAGCTATGTTAATCCACAATCCTGTGACTTTGGAAGGAGTGCTTTACAATTTGCTGAAGGAGTACCTATCAACAACAATGAAGACAGCAGATGGTTGCGTGTACACGGAGCTAATGTGTTTGGAGTGAAGGGGAGCTATGAGAAACGACTAGCTTGGATAGAACAAAAGGAGAAGTTGATCCTTGAATGTGCAGATGATCCTTGTGAGAATGACTGGTGGCAAACAGCGAGTGATCCCTGGGCTTTCGTACACTTTTGTTTTGAATACGGAGCGTTTAAGAAGCACGGATGGGGGTTTGAAACTAGATTGCCTTGTCACATGGACGCTAGTTGTAATGGCATACAGATTCTATCTTTGTTAACGAGAGACGAGGAATCAGGAAGACATGTTAATCTTTTACCTGACCAAAGACCACAAGATATATACCAGGAAGTAGCTGATCAAGTACACGATGTACTGATGAAAGACAAGAGTAAGAATAGTCTAGCTGGTGACTGGTTAAAGTTTGGAATAGATCGTAGCTTTACTAAGAAGATCGTGATGTGTAAACCTTTTGGAATGAATGGATACACGAGTAAAGATGCACTTGAAGAAGCTGTTGTTAAACGCTTGAAGGAGGGACTAGGTAGTCCGTTTAGTAAGGAGGATTTTAACAACGCTATGATCTACCTCGCTTCTTTGATCAACGACAAAGCTAACAATCTTATACAACCACACATCGAATTGATGAGATGGTTTAAAAGAATAGCAAGGACAGAAGAACCTTTGACTTGGACTACTCCTTTTGGATTGGAAATTGTACAAGCTTTGTATGATCAAACTGTAGTTAAAGTGAACAGCATTCTTAATATGCAAAATACCATCCTTACTTTTAACAACAAACAAACAGGTGTTAGCAGTAAGAGAATGGCACGAGCTATTGTACCTAATTTTATACACAGCATTGACGCAAGTGTGATGATGGAATTAGCTTGCAAAAGTAATTATTCTATAGCAAGTATACATGACAGCTTTGCAACGCAGAGTCCAAACGCACCGAAGATGCACCAACAATTAAGAGAGATTTACACAGAACATTTTAGCGATGACCTCATTAACAAGTTCAAGGATGAGGTAGAAGCACAACGAGATTGTAAACTGGAAGACAGCCCAGAACTTGGCACACTAGATGTGTCGGCACTAAACGACTGCCAGTATATATTCTCATAATAAATAAAAACATAGAAAAACAATGGCGATAAAATCGAGACAGAGAGAAGAAGCAATAACGACAGCTATAGGTACTGCTCAGTACCCTTGGGTTAACACACCTAGTACAAAGTTTGTACCCGAAGGAGAGTATAGCTGTAATATAATACTAACGAAAGAAGAAGGTGAAGCTATCATTAAAAAGGTAGAACCTATTCTTGAAAAGAAACAACAGGAACAAGCGGAAGAGTCTGGTAAAAAGGTAAAGACTTATGATTTACCTGTTCAATTAGAAGGAGATACTTATGTATTAAAAGCTAAGTTGAAACCAGTAAATGGTACGCGTAAAGATGGTACTGAGTTCACTAGATCATTAGGTCTGTTTGATTCTAAAGGTAATCCTTGGGACAGAGAAGTAATCATTAGAGGTGGATCAAAGATACGCTTAAGCGTACGCCCTAAGACTTGGTTCTCTCCCTTGCTAGGTGCTGGTGTATCACTAGAGTTACTAGCAGTACAGGTAATCGAGTTGGCAGACGGGGAACTATCCAGTCAAGCAGCAGAATCTTTTGGCTTCACTGAAGTTGAAGGAGGCTATGTTAACGGAGGTGAAACCCTTGACCAAGCTCTTGATGCGGAAGAAGAAGAAGAACAAGACATTATCAAAGCAGACTTTTAGGTCTGGATTTGAAGAGAGAATAGCATCACAACTAAGACGCTGTGGTATAAAGTATACTTACGAATCGTTAGTCATTGAGTACAAGCGACTTAGCACTTACACTCCTGACTTCATCCTCCCCAACGGAATCATTATTGAAACCAAGGGGAGATGGGTCACGGAGGATAGGTCTAAGCATTTGTTAATCAAGGAACAACATCCTGATCTAGACATTAGGTTGTTATTTCAAAACGCTTACAACAAGATTCGTAAAGGAAGTAAGACTACCTATGCAATGTGGTGTGAAAAGAAAGGAATATTATATGCACATAAACAAGTACCAAAATCATGGCTTTCACTAGAACGCATCAGCAGTGTGCAAAGTGTGGATCGAGTGACGCTCTTGCCGTCAACGAAGACGGAAGCACAATGTGTTTCAGCTGTGATACATACAGTCGAGGCAAGCAACAAACTATGACAACAACCAACAACGATACATCATTTATACAAGGGAAACCACAGGAAGTAGCTAGAAGGAACTTAACTAAGGAGACTTGTCAGAAGTGGGGGTATCACATTGGAACTCACAACGGAGAACCAGTACACATAGCTAACTACAAGAGTAGGAACGGAGCACTAGTAGCACAGAAACTACGATTCGCTAACAAAACTTTTTCTATCAAAGGAGAGCTGTATGGCTTATACGGACAGCACCTTTGGAGTAGTGGTGGAAGAAGAGTAGTGGTTTGTGAAGGGGAGATTGATGCGTTAAGTGTCAGTCAAGCTTTCGGAAACAAATGGGCTGTCGTGAGTGTACCTAACGGAGCAGGAGGAGCAAAGAAGTATGTCAGTCAAGCGATTGATTGGTTGGAATCCTTTGAGAAAGTAATCTTCTGCTTTGATAACGATGACCCAGGACGAGATGGAGCTGCAAAATGTGCAGCTCTCTTGACTCCTGGTAAAGCACACATAGCAGAACTGCCACTTAAAGATGCTAATGATATGTTAGTGGCAAAGCGTAGCGAGGAGTTGGTGAATTGCTTATGGCAAGCGAGGGAATATAGACCTGATGGGATAGTAGGAGGAGAAGATATATGGCAAGCTGTGATAAAGGAGGATACTTCTGAGTCACAACCTTATCCGTATGTTTCTTTGAATGATATGACACACGGTATAAGACGAGGAGAGTTGGTGACACTTTGTGCTGGTTCAGGGATTGGGAAGTCCTTGTTCTGTCGTGAAGTTTGTCACCATCTCCTTGGACTTGGCGAGACTGTAGGTTATATAGCACTGGAAGAATCAGTAAGAAGAACTGCACTTGGTATCATGGGCATTCATCTTAACAAACCTTTGCACCTAGAGAATGATCTGAAGGAGGAGGAGTTACGCAAAGCATTCGATGAGACTATGGGTAACAAGAACTTCTATACCTATGATCACTTCGGCAGTACAGAATCTGATAATCTATTATCAAAGATACGCTACCTGTGTAAAGGATTAGGTTGTAAGTGGATATTCCTTGACCATCTATCTATTGTAGTTAGTGGTATTCAAGGTGACGATGAACGACGGTTAATTGATAATACGATGACACAACTTAGAAGCTTAGTAGAAGAGACTGGATGTGGAATGGTGTTAGTATCACACCTTAGAAGACCACCGAATGGTGGAGGACATGAAGAGGGTGGAGTAACTAGGTTATCAGACCTAAGAGGTAGTCATTCGATACCACAACTTAGTGATATGGTCATAGGATTGGAGAGAAACCAACAAAAAGAAAACAATAACGAAACAAAAGTAAGAGTCTTAAAGAATAGATTCTCAGGTGAGACTGGGCTGGCATCTACATTATTTTATAATCAAGATAGCGGTAGGTACACAGAGAGTGAGGATGTATTCAAAGACAAAACAATAACCAACAACAGCGGACCAAGTCCGTTTTAATAATATGAAAATACTATTCTTTGATATAGAAACCAACGGCATCGAGGACTTCACTAATCTGAGTGACCTCAAGGTCTGTCATTGCATATCCATCTACGATCCTATTGCCAGTAAGATGATTACCTTTGAGGGTGACGGGATAAAGGAAGGACTTAATATGTTAAGCAAAGCAGACAAGATCATAGGACATAATGTGATAGGGTTTGATCTACCTGCGTTAGCTAAGTTGTATAACTTCCATCCACCTCTAGCTAAAGTACAAGACTCTCTCGTTATGAGTAGATGTTTACATCCTGACTTAAGAGAAGATGACTTCAAGCGAAAGGACTTTGATCCTGCGATGGTAGGTAGTCACAGCTTGAAATCTTGGGGACACAGGATGGGTAAGATGTTAAAGCTTACTTACGGAGAGAATGAAGATGCGTTCGATCACTACAACGAAGAGATGAAGAAGTATTGTGAACGAGATGTGTTAGTAACTAAGACCTTGTATGAATACTTAGCAAAGCTAGAACCTAGCAAGAAGATGTTAGCTGTTGAACATTGGTTTGCTTACATCATCAGGTTACAAGAGAGCCAAGGGTTTGCGTTTGATGTAGATAAAGCTGAACAACTGGAGCAGAAGTTAAATGCAGTGCGAGCCAAGCTACAAGATAAGTTGCAAGTAATGTTTGAACCTACTGTCAAAAAGATGAAGACTCCGAAGGGTTATTCATTGGAGATTAAACACATGGACGGAGTGGAAGTTATCAACGCACCTAGTAAAGTAGCTTTAAAAGCTATACTTAAAAATAGAGGTATGGTGCAGAACTTAGTTAACAAAGCTGTACCATTAGATGTAAAGGAGGAGATCATACCTTTTAATCCTGGTAGTCGTAAGCAAATCAAAGAAAGACTAGAAGCTCTAGGGTTTGAAATACCTCTATCCAATGACGGCAAGACTGTTAAGATTGATGAGTCTACTTTGAAAGGAATTAACCATCCATCAGCGAAGCTTTTGCTGGAGTATTTGTTAGTAGTCAAGCGACTAGGGCAACTAGCTGAAGGCAAGAATGGATGGCTAAGATTAGTTAAAGATGGCAGAATCCACGGACGAGTCAACACTAACGGAGCAGTCACAGGCAGATGTACTCATAGTCTACCTAACCTAGCACAAGTACCAGCTACTAGAGCAGAGTATGGTGAGGAGTGTCGTTCTTTATTCACAACTAAAAAGGGATACAAGTTAGTAGGTTGTGATGCGAGTGGGTTAGAGTTAAGAATGCTTGCACACTACCTGTCTAGTTGGGATGGAGGAGAATATTCTAAAGCTATCCTTGAAGGAGATATACACTCTGTTAATCAAAAGGCAGCAGGGTTAAAGACCAGAGATCAAGCTAAGACATTCATCTATGGATTCCTTTACGGAGCAGGGGATGCAAAGATAGGTGAGATTGTAGAGGGTACAGCACAAGATGGTAGTAGATTAAAGAAAAAGTTCCTGTCTAACTTACCTGCTTTGAAGATACTTAAACAGTTGATCAAAGAGAAAGCAGAACAGAACGGATGTTTGACAGGACTGGATGGTAGGATTCTACCTATAAGAAGTGAACACGCTGCACTCAATATGTTACTTCAATCTGCTGGTGCTGTACTTATGAAGGTAGCTTTAATAAAACTACACACCAAGCTTACTGACATTGGATGGCAACACGGAAGAGAGTATTCTTTTGTAGGTAACATACACGATGAGTTCCAAGCTGAAGTTAAACCTGAGTTAGTAGATACATACGGAGAGTTAGCTATTAAAGCAATCCAAGCAGCAGGTAGAGAGTTAAACATGAAGTGTCCTATGGACGGTGAGTATAAAGTAGGAGAGTCATGGGCAGAGACACACTAGATTGTGATTACTACTTGAAGGTTGCAGAATTGTACGATACAGTTGACCTAACATATACCATGCCATCTTCAAACACTTTACGGATAGGAGCGATAGCTGAGTCTAAGTTTGTAACGGAATGTTTAGAGAGAGACTTTGAACCTCACTTACCTACCACACCTATGCCTTGGGACTTCATTGTCACTTGTCCTGCTGGTGTTTTAAAAGTACAAATCAAAACAACAAACCATAAAAACAGCACTAATACTTACGCTGTTAACTGTAGTGCTCATAGAGATTTTATGTGTGATACAATAGATGTAGTAGGATGCTATGTTATGCCTGAGAAGACATGGTGGATGATACCAAGAAAAGAAATAAAAGGATTAACTTTAAAGTTAAATCTCTTACCTAACAGTAAATCAAAACATAAAAAATACCAAGAGAACTGGAGCATATTCTATGAGTAAAACAACCATACTAATTGACGCAGATGTATTAGCATTTGAATCATCAATCGTAGCACAAGAAAATATACAATGGGAGGAGGAGCTTTGGACTGTACACGCAGACATGGCAGTAGCCAAACATCGAGTCATCGCAAGGATAGAACAATTCAAAGACTTACTTAAAGCAGATGAAGTAGTGTTAGCACTTAGTGACCGAGCAAACTTCAGAAGGAAACTATTCCCTGAGTACAAGTCTAACAGAAGGAAGTCAGTGTTACCTATCATCTTGAAACCTATGAAGGAATGGATGATCAATGAACTAGACGCACAACTGTGGGCTAATGTAGAAGCAGATGATGTGTTAAGTATCCTTGCTACTGAAAGACCTAACAGACAAGACAAGCGTATCATCGTATCAATCGACAAGGACTTCAAGAGTGTACCAGGAATCTTCTATGATTATAACAGAGAAGAATACCATGAACCTACTGAAGAAGAAGCAGATAACTTCCACCTACTACAAGCACTGATGGGAGATTCAACAGATGGATTCAGTGGTGCAAAGGGAGTAGGAGCTGTGACTGCTAAGAAGTGGTTGGACGAACACGGATACACTTGGGAAGCTGTTGTAGCTTTGTACGCTAAGAAGGGACAAGATGAACAAGATGCTTTGATGAACGCTTGGATGGCTAGACTATTAAGAAAACAAGAATATAATAAAAAACAAAAACAAATAACAAAACTATGGACACCGAAGAACTACCAAACTCTGGAGAGAAAGAACATTATGCCACTGGTGCGGAGCGTGACAGGGCTACTGGACGGGGACGATTCAGCCTTATTCCTCCAATCGCCCTTCGCTCCCTTGCCAGACGATACGAAGAAGGAGGCAAACTCTACGGAGACAACAACTGGCACAACGGATTCCCACTCAGTAGATTAATAGATAGCATGAATAGACATCTGTTAGCTTTGAGTGAAGGAGATGATCAGGAAGATCACGCAGGTGCTATACTGTGGAATGCCAGTGCTTTTCTGTGGACCGAGGATAGGATAAGAAAGGGTAGACTACCACAGGAATTAGATGATAGGAGTTATATAAACAAATGATAGCACCGATACAAGAAGACGAACCTTTAAAAGCTGATGGATTTAATGAAGCTATCATAGGTCAAGAGTATCACGATGGAAGATATGTTTATTCTATTGAAAGAATCTTAGAGATACTTATGTTAAGAGATGACATGACAATGGAAGATGCTATGGAGTTCTTTAGTTTCAACATCGGAGGAGCTTATGTAGGAGAAATGACACCACTATATATATGGACTGGAGACACGGAATAATGGAAGATGAACTAATGCCCCTTATAAGCGAGGCTATGATTAAACGCTTAGAGCAATTATACCCTGACAAATGTCCTGACTTGACGAACACAGAAAAAGATGTTTGGTTTAAGAGTGGTCAAGTATCTGTAATCAGATTCCTTAGACAAACTTATAAAGATCAACTACAACAAAACATTTTAACAAAAGACTAACCATGTGTATGTCAGCACCTG